TAAGTATTGCTCCTGGTCTGGTCGCCGGTCAAGCAAACCCTACAACTGCAGCAAATGGATTTGTTGCCATTGTTGACCAGACTGGAAGGGTCGATCAGTGGAACGTAGATAATTTAAGATTAGATACAAATACATTATCTTCTACAGATACTGATGGAGACATCATTCTTGATCCTAATGGGTCTGGTGAGATTGTCGTCCCCGATGATACTAAACTTACTTTTGGTACAAGTAAAGATTCTAGTATCGAATATGATGAAAATGGCACTAATGAAGTTAGAGTAACTGGTGCAAGTTGGGTATATGATAATGTAGCAGTATTCATTGATAACGTTGGCATCTCATCTAACGTTATCTCTACTAAATCAGGTGGCGGAAATACACTCTTTATTGACCCATATCCCGATGGTCTGAGTAATGAAGGTACTGTTGTTGTCAAGGGTGACCTGCAAGTTGATGGTACAACAACCACTGTTAACTCAAATGATGTTACAGTAAATGACGCCATCTTTGGTATTGGTGATGTAACCAGTATCAAAACAGTCATGGGAACTGTTGCTTCTGGTGTATCCACAGTTCTCCTTGATTCAGTTGCTGGTATTAATACTGGTGACCAACTAGCAGTATCAGGTATCGATGCTTCTGGTATTGCCACAGTCACAGCATACAACACTTCAACTAAGGTTGTATCATTTACTGGTACAGCAACTGGTGTTTCGACAACCACTCAGGTTACAGTAACCCACGCATTTGACACTAATACAGACCGTGGTATTTCTTTCCAATACAATCTAAGTAGCGGAACTAGCAATAATAAGGTTGGTTTCTTCGGTTACAATGATAGTGCTGGTGAAGGAAGTTCTGCACCTGCAAGAGCATTTACGTATATCCCTGATGCAACCATTACTGGTAGCACCGTAGCAGGAACCAGAGGTAATCTGGATATCAAGGGTATCTACTATCAGACTGGAGATTATAACACACATGGTGTTGTATTCTTCGATGTTAATGGTTTACAGACATCTACAAACAATCCAACAGATGCTGTAAATACAAGAACTTCTACACAGGTTCTGACTGCTGTCACTGAGATTACAATTGCTCTGCCATCTGGACAGACGATTGCTCAGGATGCTCTGGTCACTCAGCAGAATAACAGTACAGCGTTTGGTGTTTGTAAGACATCGATTAGTGCTGGAACTACTCTTACTCTGATCGGTGTTCAAGGAACTTTCGATACAACAAACGATCTGGTTGTAGATGGTGCTAGCATTTCAGTCTCACCAAATACAGTAACTACCGTATATACCAACAAACCAACTTGGACAAACACTCTCGATGGAGGAACCTTCTAGAATTATGAATAGTGATGTTGATGTGAATATTTTGATTAAGAATTATCATTCTAAAATTTCTTCATTAATGAATCAGAATATTCTTTTAGAAGCAAAATTGGAGTCTTTAACAAAAGACTTCATTGAATTGCAAAACAAAGTTAAATATCAGGAAGCAGGTATCGAAGAATGAGCAAACCATCGACCAGACAAGAATTGATCGATTATTGTCTTAGGAGACTTGGATTTCCTGTTTTGGAAATTAACGTAGATGATGATCAGATTGAAGATTTGGTTGATGATGCTATTCAACACTGGCAGGATTACCATTATGATGGTATCCAAAGAATGTTTTTGAAGCACAAGGTTACTTCAGCAGAAAGAGATATATTAAAGAGTGGTATTACAACTACTACTGTAACTAACCCCTCTTCTACTGGTGTTCAATCTTTAGGTTGGGAAGAAGGTCAAAACTACCTTCAACTTCCAGAACATGTTATTGGAATTAATAAAGTCTTTAAGATGGACAACAGCACTATATCTAGTGGTCTGTTTAACATTAAATATCAACTGTTTCTGAATGATGTTTATTACTATGGAGCACTTGATCTTTTAAACTACTCAATGACCAAGACTTATCTTGAAGATTTGAGCAGAATTATAACTCCAGATACTCAATTAAGATTTAACAGAAAGAATGGTAGATTATATGTAGATATTGATTGGCGTGAATTTAATGATGACAACTATCTTGTATTAGACTGCTATAGATTAATCGATCCAGCTGATGCCACATCAGTTTTCAATGACTGGTTTATTAAAAAATATTTAACTGCATTAATCAAAAAGCAGTGGGGTCAAAATTTAATTAAATTCCAAGGTGTAGCACTTCCAGGTGGAGTTCAATTAAATGGAAGACAACTTTATGATGATGCAGTGGCAGAGTTAGAGGTTCTAGAGAAAGAACTTAGGACAACTTATGAAGAACCACCTTTCGATTTGATAGGTTGATGCGTTATGCCATTAAACTCTTACTTTTTACAAGGATCCCTAGGAGAACAAAGACTTGTTCAGGATCTCATTAACGAGCAACTAAAGATATATGGACAAGACATTATCTACCTTCCAAGGAAGTTAGTAAGTCAGGATTCAATTTTAAATGAGACAATTGCTTCTGAATTTGATGACTCCTTTAGAATGGAAGCATATCTAGCAAACTATGAGGGTTTTGCAGGTAATGGAGATATTCTATCTAAGTTTGGTGTTCAATCAACAGACCAGATTACTCTGATAATCTCAAAGGAAAGATATGAGGACTTTACTAGTCCATTCTTACAAACCGAAGATGTTTTAGTATCATCGAGACCACAGGAAGGAGACTTAATTTATCTCCCACTCGATAATACTATCTTCGAGATCAAATATGTAGAAGCAAAAAAACCATTCTACCAACTGAATAAGTTATTCGTCTATCAGTTAAGTTGTGAAGTCTTTGATGCTGCACTCGATGAACTGGTCGATACTGGAATTGAAGAGGTCGATCAGGCAGTATCCGACTTTATATTCACAACTAAACTTACAATGGTTAGTCTTGATGCACAGCAAGCAACAGCAACAATGGCACTTGCAAAAGATCTTGCCGGTGCCTCTACTGGTTTCTCTGTAAGTCAAATTGATCTTATTAATGACGGAACAGGATATACAGTTCCACCAACTATTGGTATTTCAACTGCACCATCAAATGGTACTAATGCTACTGCAATTGCAGTAATGACTCAAAGAACAGGTCAAGTTGGTCAATCTATCGATAGAATCGATGTCGTAAATCCTGGATTTGGATATACTGTAATACCAACTATTACTATTCGCCCACAGAATCAATTTGGTACTGGTGCTGCTGCAACAGTAATTATGTCTGAGGGTTCTTTAGGTCTCCCAAACATTACATTTGCTGGTGTTGGATATGGGTCTACACCTACAGTTGGAATTACAACAGCACCAGCAGGCGGAACTAATGCGACAGCAGTTGCAGTTATTGATGTCAATAATACGGTTAGTGCTATTAGATACACTAATGCTGGTGCTGGATACACACTTGCTCCAAACGTCACCATAGAGGTTCCAAGCACCGGAATCAATACAGATAACTATTTGCCAGGAGAACTCGTCAGAGGCGTTTCTACGGGCACCACAGCGTATGTCCATAATTGGGATTCTGATACTAACATATTACAGATTACTAATACATCTAGTAATTTTGCAATTGGAGAAATTGTTGTAGGTATTGGAACTACTCAACTTGGATCTGATGCTGCTAGGAAAATTTTAACAATTTCTGATCAAGATGAGTTTGATGAATTTGCAGATAACATTGAAATGGAAACAGAAGCGGATGCCATTCTTGACTTTACTGAGAAGAACCCATTTGGCGAGTTCTAAATAGTTAGTATAGGTATTCACAGTGTCATGTTAGGAACATATCATTATCATGAAATAATACGAAAGACCATTATTTCTTTCGGCACCCTTTTTAATGGCATGGAGATCCGGCATAAAAAGCAAGATGGATCCGAGTTTTCAACTGTAAAAGTTCCTATTGCATATGGTCCTGCTGAGAAATTTATTGCCAGATTAGAACAGAAACCTGATCCAAGAAAAAGAGTATCAATAACTCTTCCCAGATTGGGATTTGAACTGGTGAGTATTGCATATGATAATACTAGAAAGGTTTCTACAATGCAAACCTTCAAAGCGTTCACTAAAGATGGTTCTAAGTTAGCAAAGAAAGTCTTTATGCCAGTTCCATATAATTTGGGATTCAGACTATCAGTCATGACACAATATAATGAAGATGCAATGCAAATTATTGAACAAATTCTTCCTATTTTCCAACCATCATTTAATGTAACCGTTGATTTAGTAGAATCAATTGGTGAGAAACGCGATATCCCAATGGTTTTGGAAGGAATTAATTTCCAAGACAATTACACTTCTGGTTATGAAGAAAAAAGAGTAATTATTCATAATTTAGATTTTACAGCAAAAACTTATCTATTCGGTCCTATTGCTGATAGTAGTGAGGGACTGATCAAAAAAGTTCAAGTTGATTATCACACAACCACAAATATCAAAACTCCGAAGAGAGAACTCAGGTACGTTGCTACACCTAGAGCACTCAAAGATTATAATGATGATAATGTAACTACACTTGCAGAAAATATTAATTCGGAAGTAACTCAATTCCAAGTTACAAATGCATCAAGTCTTGTTGTTGATGGATATATTTACATCGGCAAAGAATTAATTCAAATTAGAGAAATCAGTGGAGAAACACTTCTCGTTCATAGGGGAGTAGATGGAACACTTCCAGATTCTCACATTCAAGGTGTTTCAATTGATGCTGTTACACAAGATGACAGTGATTTGATTGAAGTTGGTGATGACTTTGGATTCAGTGAGGAGAGATTTGATTTTGGCGACGGCAGAACTTATAGTCCAAGTAAAGGTACAGATGTATGAGTGACCAATTTGAAAGCATAAATGATACCCTGGACATCGAAGTTCAAGCGGGTGAAATTGTGAAGGAAACCAAACAAGAACTTAAAAAAATTAATGGTCAAGAGGACCATATAAAAGATTATGAGTATACTCGTGGTAACCTATATTCTTTGATTGAGAAAGGACAAGAAGCAATCAACGGTATTCTTGAATTGGCACAGGAAGGTCAACAACCTAGGTCATATGAAGTTGTCGGGCAACTTATTAAGAGTGTTGGTGATGTATCCGATAAGTTGCTTGATCTTCAACAGAAGATGAAGGATCTAAATAAAGAGGAGAAGTCTTCTTCTCCTACAACAGTAAATAATGCATTATTTGTTGGTTCAACTGCTGAACTGCAAAAACTGCTCAAGGATGGATTCAAAAAGGAATGAAAACATTTAAACAATTCCAACAGAATATCCAAGAAGTAGATCGTGGTATGGGACTGGGTGGAGTCGGAACACTCATCAATGTAGGAAAACAAATTTTTCAAAAAACATCAGTGCCATTTACAATTTTAAGACAATTGGGTTTAAAGGGTGACACTCCGATTGAAAAAGATTCTAAAAAATCAACATCGAAAAAATGACTCATGCCAGCAGTATCTAAAGCACAACAAAGATTCATGGGTATGGTCCGTGCCACCCAAAAAGGTGAAATGGAGAATCCATCACAAGAGGTGTTGGATGCTGCTAAGTCTATGAAGAAAAAAGATGCTAAGGATTTTGCATCCACCAAGCATAAAGGTTTACCGGAGAAGAAAGAAGTGAAGGAAGCAAAGGGATATGGAGAAGAAAGATTCTGTGAACTTTGCGGTAAGATGGAGTACAAAGAAGAATGTAGTTATGGTCCCAAAATGTGGGACATGTTCACGATAAGAAATTTCAGTAAGTCTGTTGTAGTCCCAGGTAAAGCAACTTATGAAGAAGTTAACTGGAGACAAGAAGTAGCAGAATCGTATCTAAGGATACAAGAAAGAGGTAGAACATATACTATTATCTTCAATTGGAGAGGAAGAACACTTAAAGTTCAAATGTTCTTCAATAAATTCTCCAGACCCACTAGAGAGGAAGTTCGCACAGAACTAAATAAGGTCTATCCTGGACCAATCGTGCTATACTACAATCCAGCTAAGAAAGAACCAACTTTACCATATATGTTTGCAGGAGATGCAGGAGGAGACGCAAATGAACCTAGACCCAGACGCAATTGAAATTCAGAACTTAAATAAAAGTTTTGAGTACATCAAGATTGCAAGAGAGATTGATAATCTACAAGAAATAGAGAATTTAAAAAATGTAGCGAAGTGCTATGCTAAATTATATTTGAAAACACAAGAAACTGTAGCATCTTTAGGAAATCTATGAATCATGCCTGATAATGTATACCTTGGCAATCCCAACCTAAAAAAAGCAAATACACCGGTTGAATTCACCGAAGAGAATATTATAGAATTCGTAAGGTGTAAGAATGATCCTGT